TCTCACCCATATGCTTGCTTCTGAATGTACCAAGATCACCACGTACCATACCGTTCTCACATATAAAGACATAGCCACCGATAGCAAACTTCAGACTGAGTTGCTTGTTGTAGCTATTCTGCCAGGCTATCATGATACTCATATCCGGATCATTACCATAGTCAAGATGGTACTTACCATTTGCTTTTGCACCACCGGCAGCATGTGTATACTGCTCACTCCTCAACTGAAAGTTACACCTATCTATACTCTCCAGAGTAATATCCATAAGCTGACCATGACCTACTGGTTTGTAGTACGATGTCTGGGCCGGCAAAGGCATTGCCCTCAAAAAGTCCTTTGTTGATTGTACTTCTGCTATTGCTTCTATTGCTGTTAATTCCATTGTTTTTTCTTTTAATTTATAAAACGTATTTCTGGTTCACTTGTTTGATCATCACTCAATCCAAGGATCTCAAGTTTATTGTGATCCAGTTCAGCACAAAATTCCCACCCCATGTGATCAAAAAACTCATGCATTGTCAAACCCGACTCTTCCATCTCTATCTCTTCCCTTCCTGCATTTAAAGGAAAGGTGTTGATCTCTGCCCGAAGCCACTTTTTATAATTTGCACCGTCTCTATACTGAATGTCGTAGATCATAAAAGATTGTAAAGATTAAATCGTTCTGTAAAAAACTCTTCACTGGCATGTTTACCATAACCCACAAACTGAATGTTTCCGTTTCCGTAAAACTTCATCAACATAACGTCTATTTTCTGCTCCGGTTCTTGATCCAAATCCTTACAAGTGATATCTTCAACGTAATACCAGTTTTTCTTTTCCAACTCCTCTACAATCTCATCATTGAGATAAAGAAAGTCACAATCTTCATAGATAGCAAGATGAGCAAAATCATCCCATCGTGCACCACTTTTCAGATCAGTTGCTATCTTGTCGTAACCTTCCCACCTCTCCAGTGTTTTTTGTGTAACACTCTGTACTAAAGCTGCATTACAGCTATCCCATTCAGAACAAACTGTAGCTTTGACCAGAATATCACATGTACGTTCACTACTTATTTTCATCTTCGTCTTTTACTAATACAGAAAAACCTAATTTTTGATACATATCATCAAAAGCTTCCCACGCATCTTTTATTAAATCTATTACTGATAAAGAACTATCATCAATATCTTTCAAGTTTAATAAAACAGCATCCATCATGTACGTAAATATGTTTATCTTCTTTTCTTCTTCCTCTTCAGCTATAGTTACCCAACCATGTGTACCGACATTATCTGTACTTGGATCTTCATAATGCCAACCGGCTTGTTGTTCGTTATACTCTAATCTGTATTTCATATCTGATTGTTTTTGTTTAATTTAATTACTCTTCATTTTCAATGTCATCAATAGCTTCCTGTTTGTTCTTGTACTCACGTAAAGTAGTGAGCTCTCCATCAAGACCACAATTAGGGCAATAGCAGCTTTTATCTGATTCATCGTACCAGTCCATAAACTTCTTGCTGTTTACCTGAATCCAAGCCTTTTGTTCAACTTCATCTGATCCACATGTGATACAGACGAGTTTATTAAGATCGACTTCCTGAAACCTTCCCATAGTTATTCTTCTTCTTGATGTGTTTCACGATACATTTCCAGAAACTTGTTCTTTGCTGTAAGGATGTCAAATGCCTCAACCTCTCTTGTCCAGAGGCCCGAGTTCTTTGCATGTTCAGCATTTCCGTAAACGATTACTTCTTTCTTCAGTCGGCTGTAGCCCAGGTAGTAAGTTTTCTTTCCCATTATATTAGATTTTTTGATTTTAGTACTTTTATTACTTCTTCTTCTCCGTGTTCTTTGTAAAGATCTGCAAAGTCTTTTACAGGTAGATAATTCTTTGGAACATTTATGTACTTGTATCCAAATTCAGATGTAATGTTTGTACAGTTTTTTACACCGGCCTCATCAGAATCGTAATTGATCCACACATCTCTACCTTTCAACATCTCTACGAACTCCGGAGTAAAGCAACTTCTACTCTCGTTTTGCACGTTCATTACATATGGGAAATACCTGCTCAGGACCAGACGATCCTTCTTGCTCTTTGTAATGAGAACTACTGCCGGGTCAAGTTCCTGCAGTATTTTGATGTTCTCAACAATACTTGTCTTAATGTTACTCTTCCATCTCTCACCTTTCTCTCTCTGTGGAAAATATATTTTGAATCCACTTTCATATTGGTATGCATAAACCAATTCACTCTGAGGAAACTGTTCCCTTTTCCGGTTGATAAATAACTCTTTCAGTGGGTACACTTTCTCATTTTTCAACTCATCTACAGTAATGCCAAACTGTTTCCAATAATCAGCATCTCTCTCTTCCCACTTTCTCGGATTTATCTGGATAAAAGTGTATCTCTTTATATCCATTACCGGCTTTGTATAGGTTGACAAGACTTCTTTATAAATCTTGTTATCCTGTTCAAGCAAACCAAAGTTCTTTGCAATCTTCTTCATTGCATCACCTATGGATAATCCATACTTCTGCTGCACAAATTCAATACCACTACCGGAATAAGAAGAGTCTGCAAAATCCTTATGACGTAACTGACCTGATTCATTCATATAGATAACAAAGCTTGGATTGTTATCCTTACGCAAGGGGTTACAAAATGCATGATTTATTGTAAAGTTCCCGATCTCATACCGGTATATGTCATAGTCACTGATCCTACTATAGATCAGTTGTAAGCTCACCGGTTCTTTCTTCTTCTCTACTGGCATCGTTTCCTGGTTTTGTAAAATTACTAATCAGCATGAGATATATCTCTTTCAGTGTAAAGAACTCCCGGGTCCAGTGATCATTCACAACCTTTTCCACTTCTCCATTAGCATTCACTACAGTCTGATAAAGATTATTCTCCGGCTCAGATTCTGTTATCTGTTTCCACCTATCCTCAGCAAGACACTCTGCCAGACCAACTATATCAATTTCTACAAATACTGCTTCTTGTTTACCCATTCTTTTTGTCTTTTATTGATTCAATGTAGGCATTAATAGCCACTTCGTAAATATCACACAAGTACACTTTCCAATCTTTGTATATGTCCGGATGATTTATATCTCCGTTATACCAATCCATCAATAAGCCATGTGCACAATCTCCTTCTTCGTACTCCTTTTCATTAAGTTTACAGAGATCTCCTTCTGTAGCAATATTATCACTTCGATGATAATCAGGATAATACTTCTCAACAAAACCCCACGGACCTGTTATCTCTTGGTACTCACCAGTAACATCTGATTCAACTTCTTTTACAGAAGTAACATAGATACCTGAATCATCTACCCATCCCATCTCAGCAAGAACAAGAGTTTCTACACTTTCCTTATCCTCTTCTCCTACATCTATACCTCTTGATCTACGGAGTTTATCTTCATCAACTTCTACTTCAATTAGATACTTTGCCATCTTCTTTTGGTTTTAAGTACTTATCTAATATCAGCCAGAGATCATCAAGCGTAATAGCTTCTTCTGTATCCTCTAACTTATCGTCCCATAAAGAAACAGAGGCCGAAGAAATCTCCTCGGCCATCTGTTCGTACTGTTCTTTTGTTATCTGCATACTATGCTTTTTGGATACGTTCCATAAACTTAGCTATCAGGGCAGCTTGTTCCTTCTGGAACTCTACCATGATATCACGGTTTCCTTTGGTCATACCACCCGGAAGTTCCGGCATAGATACCTGATCCAGGATCTTTACCATCTCGATCTTCTCTTCCATCACTTTGATGAACTCAGAAGTGCTCTGTGTAAGCTTTGCCGGCCCATCTGTATTTCTTCTTGTCCACTGCCTTTTCTGCCTCTCAGGAGCTGCTGTTCCTGCAGTTGGATCTGGTGTCACCGTTGGTGCAGGTGTTTGTGTTGTTGTAACTTCCGGCATAATTGCTGCTGTACCTGTTCCCGGTACCTGATGTACTGTTTCTGGATTCATCTCTGTTTCTGTTTCTGTTTTTACTAAAATTGCTAATGCTTCAATTATAAATTCTCTCTCGTCACTGTTTACTTTCTCTTCATTGAGTAAATACTCATCCACTTCTGTTATTGACTGCAGACGGTTGAAGATGTTGAGACAATTCTCAACAACTTCAGGGTCTACATCGTTACGGTAAAATACTATCTCGTCCGTAATAACATTTATTACGTAGTCATCTATTAACCTAAGGTTTATCATCTTTTATTCTTTAGTAGTCTACTCCTGAATTAGATTCACTATTGATTATTGTCTCGTTACTTGTCTGTGGATGATCTCCTTCTTTGAAAGGTGCCAGCATCTGTATTTTATACGCATCCTTTGTACCGTTTTTGTTTACAAGGTTGTCATAAAACTTAGCAAGAGCTTTGTCTGCACCATTTTTCGGATCCCAAAGATTGTTCATCACTGCAATACGAAGTTTCTTAACCAGGTAATTCGGAATAAACTCCTTGTAAATATGCTGGTAATAATTTATCGAACCTTCTTTTTCAGAAATACGTACAGTAGCCAAGCCTGTTACGTTTGTAGTGATTATGTTCTTATTAAGATCTTCACGTACATCCGGATCAGTTTCTGCAAGATATTTTTTCTCAAGTTCTATACGTGTACCATATTCCGACTTGGCATACTTCACAGGATCCAGGAACAGTTTGTTTACATCTATAAAGATGTTGGTATTCTTTGATCTGAAGTTTGCCTGACCATACCATGAACGAAGGAAGTTGTAAAGATCAGCCTCACCCTGAATAGCAGGTCTTACTTCACAAGCATCAATAACTTCACCATTCTTATCTTCAAAGTTTCTAAACCAAGACACGAGATCTTCTTCCTGGGAAACCCATGAATACGAACCTGACTGATTTACAAACTGAGTTTTGCCAGAAGTTCTACCTACTGCTACCTCGTTTATGAGATAGAAAGTATGGCTGATTTTTAACTTTTCCGGATAATCTATCTCCATCCAAAAAGTTATCAATGCCTGCTCTTTGTTATTGAACTTGTTTGTTTCGATATAAACAGGTTCTTCCTTTGGTTCAAATCCTAAAATCTCACTAAGTTCTTCCTTTGTAGGATTTACAGCAATAACACGACCTGAAAAGAAGCCGGTGTACATTTTTTTCTGAAATGGTTCTCTCTTTTGAACGCTCATTTTTTCTAGTTTTAATACTCAATTAATAAATACTTCTTTCTTTTTAATGCTACTAATCTTTTACAAAGATCTTATTCCAATCAAGCTCACCTTTGTAACCAAGAAGGTGCGGTGATCTGATACCACCAATCTTCTCACTGTTACCTACAAACGAAACCATCATCTTACCATCCTCATTCCACACATTACCTATTGCATCACATAAACGTGGGATAATATCCCTTGTCTTGCCAACCAGTGCAAGATCTTTTACCATCACAAGCTCACCATTCTTCTCACCAACCATTTTATCTGCTACGTGGCAAATAAAGATGGTACATATTTTACCAAGATCCTTCAACTCATCATAGATACCCATGATTGCATCCCTGGTATATCTGTAACCGGCACCGTTAGGGAGTGTAACAACACTCTCATAGTTAGGATCACTTGGCTTCAGCATGTTACCATTCTGATCCCTGTTGAACTTCTTACCCATGACAGAGTTCATGTAGTTCCATGTGCCTACCCATTCTGCATCCATATCAAGCTGAGACAGTGTGTCAATAACTACGTAGTCATAAGGATGTCCTTCTTCACGTATTTTTGCTGCAAGCTCTTTCAGCCACATAAACTTCGCAACCGGTGTGTTCTTTACAGGTGTTACTATCATACCCTCTATGAAATCACTACCTCTCTCGACATCTATAAGAAGACAGTTCGGCAACTTAGCTGCTGCTGTAGTTTTACCTACTTTCGGCTTGCCATACAGAACCATTGTTCTTGGGTTCGATGTTTTTGGTTTGGATACAGTCTTCGGTAATACAATACCTGTACTTTTTTCTTCACTCATATAATTGGTTTTTGATTACTAATCTTCTTTAGTTGCTTTTAATTCATACTCTTGCTGTGTAATATATGCACCAAGAAAAGCATGAATTTCTCTAACTTGACCAAGAGTAAGTTCTGCATAAATAAATTCTACCGGAAGTTTGAAATCTGTACCCTTTCCATCTTTAGTTTGAAGAACTTTTTCTGTTTGGATAGTCATTTCTACTCCACCGGTATGGAATACAATATCTCCAAATTGAAGTTCTTCTTGACTACTTACGTCTACGTAAGGTGTAATTTTTAAATAGCTCATAATTGTTATTGTTTTTTAGTTTTTAATCTTCAAGAAAAAATTGACCAGTAGTAACTTCCTGGTATATAGCATCTGTACTATCTTTCTTCTTCGGCAATGTTTTGAATATTCCATACTCCGGCTGTAATGCCATAGGAAACTGTACACCGTTAGTACCAAAGGAGTTTTTCAGGATATGTAAGGATCTGTAGAAGGTTTTGAAATACTCATCTCTGAAACCTTTCAGTGTGTAACCATTCTCCTTATGTCCATCCAAATCACCTACAATATGCCGGTACGGTTCGAACAATGCCAGAACAACGTCAGCATCGTGCTGTGTCTGAGACGAGTCAGCAAAGTCACTCAGCTTTGGGGCCAAGTCACCGAGCTTCAGCCTTGATACATCAGCCAGGCTACGATTCAACTGCTGAATGATAACCGGTGAGAAACCGTATACGTCACGAGCTTGTCTCATTACACTACTGAACTTATCAATCTGCCCCTTAGACTTCTCAAGATCCTTCTCCGGCTTCAAGATACCAATGTGGTCAACAATAACCAGTACTATGTGATTAGGATGATTTGGTATGTAGGTACGATCAGCAAGGATATTCTCCATACTCTTGTCTGTCTTATCCTTATCAACGATTGTACCGTTCTTTCTTGCAAATGCCTCAAGGTAAGCACTGATACCCGATGGGTTCTTACTACCTTCCCATGCAATCAAGAGATCATCTTTTTCCCACTCATTGAGTATATCGTAGTGTTTCTGTACAACAAGATACTCCTGATCATCCATCTTGAAATTCTTCTGCCGGCTCAGTATCTTCTTTGGTGGTATCTCAATACCCTGCTCAGTAAATATCTTACGAGCTAACCATCGTGCACTATACTGGTACATTTTACGCTCCATACCAAACAGAATGATACTCAACTTGATGTTCTCATCCTTGTTCTTCAGATACCACTCTATAGGCCGGATCATAAACATATCCTGAGCAAGAGTTGATTTACCTGAACCTGTCTCACCACCAATTACATAACTGGTATTCTTAGCAATATCAATGTAGTCACCTATCCTGTCATAAAGCACAGGTATGATACCGGCTTTACCGTTCCTACCATTTTCGATCTCCTTATGTAATTGCTCTGATAAACTCATTATGCACTGTTTGATTCCGTATCATCGGAAAGTTCCTTTAACTCTTCATCCTTCCAGTAAGCAAACCTACAACCATTAAGATAAGCAACTGTTGCTTTCATGTACTGGAAATCATTGTACTTTGGATTTGTGTGTTCCCAACTCCTCATCTTCCTTGTCTCAACCTCTACCTTTAAACAGTAGAGCATTTCTTCGTCTGTAAAGTTTGTCTCCTTCTTTGCTTTATTGTAAGCTTCAAAGGTTTTAAACTTGTCATCTCTGAGTGCCCTGGTACCGGTAAACTTTCTACCCTTGAACATAAAGTTCATGCTTGCCGGAAACGTACACCACCACTGTTCAAACTCTTCAGGATATTGTATGTTCTTTTTCTCTCTCACTGGCCTGTATTGCTCATGCCACTCCTCGTAACCACCATCAGGATTAGCCTCTAAAAAGGCCTTGATGTTCTTGAATTGCTGTAATGTAACTGACATAAAACGAGCTTATAAATTTACGATAAATAGTGCTTAAAACAAAGAAATCTGACCAGAATCTTTTTGCCTTATATCCTTTACAGTACCCGGTAAAATCTTACCAAGAATGTTATAAGTTTGATTGATATAGTAGTCATAATCAATGTTGTAATCTTCCCACTTTTCTACTGTAAATGGTCGGTTGAATAGTACCTGCAGATTGCTTGTTGATTCACAAGATGACTGTACTGGCCCTGTCTTTTCAGAGTGAGGACTCTTGATCTTGTACAGCTTGCCGGGAACTGTTTCTTCTTTCTGTTCATCTACAATCTCATTGGTCTTAGCACAATAGTAACGTACCATCTTATTGAGATCATTCACCTTACCGGTACTCCTGTCAACCAATCTGTAGAAGTAGTCTCGTGATGCTTTCTTGGCAATACAGAAGTCGAAGATATTCCGATGGTTTCTGATAGTATCTGCTACCGGTATACCTTCAGCAAAATACTTCTCCAGTGCCATAGGAACAATTGCTTTGGATTTGTTCTTATGCAGCTCATAACTTGTAAGGAAATCACCTTTCTTCTTCAGTCTCTTGCTCACCGGCTTATCAATAGGTACTCCTACAAACACACCATCAACTTCCTTCCAATCAGCTCTCTTTGCAGTGATATAGTCATTCACCGATGTCTGAGCAAACCATTCGTACTCTACATACTCCAGGTTGCCCATTACGTCATTACCTACTGTCTCTTCCCACTCTTTACAGATACGGTAGTAATCCTGTATTCTATCTCTATCAGTAAGGATTGTAAGACCATCTGTGTTCATTGAGATAACGTGATGACCGTTCATTTCCATAGCTTCTGCAAGCATGAAGATGTCTATCTGACTACCGATGGTAACAGACATTGCTGCAAACGGATCATACTGCCAGTCAAACCTGTCACCAAGCCGGCCAAAGTTACCGTTCATTACCAACTTGAAACACTCCTGGAAGTTGTCATACTTCTTATCACCGGTCTCTTTGTACTTCTTCTTAGCTTCCAACCTCTTAGGGATATTGAGAACATAAGCCTCATTCCACTTAGGGCCCAGGTGTGCAGGATAGATATTACTCTTACGTATCTTATTGGGATACATTGAACCAACGTCTGCATCCATAAGGATCTCATTCTTTGTAGGCTTTACAAACCTCGGCTTATCAGAACTATGACCACCACCCTTAGCAAACATGTAGGTAGTGCCCTTGTAGGTAAACGGAAACTCCTGCTTCACATTCAGATTCACTCTTGTAGCACCCACTTTACTAAAGAACTTCTTGAACTCAGGAGTCTTGAAATTCATATAGTCAGGAAAGCACTCTTTGAAAAGGAAACCGGTCTTGCTCTTTCTTTCCTTTACCTTCTTGTACAACTGATCATTGTTCAGTTTTGCAAGTTCCATGTACACCTTCTTGTTCAGCTCGGCACCGATCTTAACGTCATTCCAGTTAATAGCGACATCAGAGAACTCATACTCAGCTATGAGGTCAAGACGTAATTGTATCTTGTTCTTGCCGGCATAATCAGGATGTGTTGTATCACCTACACAGAATCTGTACAGAGAATAAGTTGCTCCGATGTCATTCCAACAATAGCTGATAACTTCCTCTATCTCATCTGAGGATAAAGTTTCTTTACGGAAGTCTATAGGTAACTCTTCTATATCCTTATCCATAGAGAACTCAGTCCACTTCAGAGAAGTTCTTTTAGCATCATTGTCATAATGCAATAGTAGCATCAGGTCAATCTGCTTAAAGTTCATGTACTGCTCTCTGTACTTGGGTTGCAGACCATAGTTACGATCATCAATAGTCTTTTGAGCAAACTCAAAGATCTCATTGAGAACATAGTTCACATCTTTATCAAACCAGTCATCATTATTGAGAATGATAAACTGCAGTACCTGACCGTCAAACCCTACACCGTTATAGGTTACAAGATAGTCCCTGGGGTATTCAAGCAGATGCTTTACTAATGCATCTGCCTGATTTACCCTATGAGATATTTCAAAACGGAAGCGTTTATCAGTACCCGGATCATAACCACAATACAGAAATAGAGCCTTGTATGTCTCAATGTCTGCTACTTCAATTCTTAAATCTTCCGTTTTCATAAACTATGCTGTTTTTACTTCTTCTTTCTGCTTTTTAGTAATAGTTACAGTATCAACCAATGCTTTGCCGGAGATCTGTATCTTCTCATGAAACTGATTCTCAACATCACCTTTGAATAGCTCCTGTAACATCATCTTTTCAAGGTCATTCTCTGGAGTAAGTGCCAGTTCTATCTTACCGTTCAGAACAAATGTACATTTCATACTTAACTGTTTTTGTACCGAGCTATGTTCTCCATAAGCTTGGTGGTGTGAATAATAAGTTTCTGATTGGCAGTGATGCCGGTCAACCTTGTGTTCCTATCTACCTGATAGGACTCTGCTTTGTTCTTGATCACCTTACTGATTGCATCAAGCTTTGCAAGGATCTCTCTCTTTCTTGCTTCAGATGCATTCCTTCTTTGTTCCGGTGTTGCCCTGATGTATGTACGAGCAATAAACTCCCTTGTTGGAGCTGGCTTTGGATCAGGAACATAGGCTGTACCCATGATAGCTGTACCTGCGAATACGAGGATTCTTTTTGTGTTCTTTTTCAT